TTATGCCTTATTTAAAAGTTTGTCAAACTTTTCTGCCGTCTCTGTGGCCAACGTTTTTGTGATGTGCAGATATATCTGCCGGGTGATCGTATCGTCGGCGTGGCCTAGGCGCTTCATGATTTGCACCAGGTCTATGCCGGCCTCTGCCAGCAATGACGCATGAGTATGGCGAAAAATATGTGGGTGTATGTGAAGGCTCACCGGGGTATTCATCAGACGCTGAATACGGTCTATACGGGTTTGCACAAGCCGCTGGGTAAGCGGGTGCCCAGGGTGGGCCGGCGCCGTAAAAACGAAGCCCAATTTACTGCCCTTGGGGTAATGCCATAGCTCTTTATATTCAATCCGGAGTTTAGAGACTTGAAACTTGAATGCAGCCAGTACTTTTCCCAGGTGGGCCGGCATAGTGACGACTCGCACCGACGTTTCTGTTTTCGGAGGGAGAAGCTCATATTTTTCAGCGTTATTCGTCGGATTGTAAAGCGTCTTGGATACTTTGACCACATTCTGCTTGAAGTCTATGTCTTCCCAGGTGAGAGCCAAGGCTTCGCCAATCCGTAAGCCCGTATAAGCCAGCAGCGTAAATAAAGGATAGTCGGGCATAATTCCTTTTCCCTTCGCTGTTTCCAAGAAATCAAGAAGCTGAGACTTTTCCAGATAAGCAGGGACGTTTTCGTCTGGATCTACGATTTTCCGCTTTGGCCTGGGAACTGTAGCAAACTCCGTCGGATCTGAATAAATAAGCTCATATTCTATAGCCCGTTTAAAAATCATTTTGGCTGTAGCATGGATACCAGATATCGTATTTGGAGCAAGCGTCTTAGCAAGAGATAATAAGGCGTCCTGATATTGCTTCTTATGAATTTCTTGAACGGGGATTTTTTCAAAGTACCGGTTCAGGTGCCCCAGCTGATGCTTTCGGATCCGGACAGAGGATACTTTAGCAGTAATCGCGTATGCCTTTAGCCACTCTTTTGCAAAATCTCCGAACGTCACAGCTTCCGGACGTGCAAAGCCCTTATTCCGATACCGCTGCAGTGCTTCCTCTCCAGCTATCCTGGCGTCCTTTGCCCGCTTGAAACCACCTTTTTCTTTCTGCTGCCGTTTCCCCGTCCGTGGGTTTTTACCGATGTCAATTTTATAGGCCCATAACCCAGACGGCTTTTTGTAAACGTGCATGATTTACCTCCTTTCTTTATCAACATAGGCTGACGTAAGAACCTTAAACATTGATTTTAATAAAAACAGGAGTACCTGCACATTATGCAGATACCCCTGGATAAAAAATTAAGGCGCTTGTCATATGACTCGCGCCCGATAAAACTGTTACCAGTTTTTGTAGTAAGTTTATTTTACGAAAAAATGGAGCGTTTGTCAATATGACTTCCGTAAATTAAGAAATATCTGCAAAACAAATTTATAGGCATTGCACAAGCCTGCATTTTTTAAATAATATTCTTTATGCCGGGGAATCCGTCTAAAAATTAGAGATTCCAATTCTTCCTTTCTTTGCTTTAATAATGACTCGCTATGAACAATTTTTGGATAGAGGTATAAAAGACATATAAAATCATGAATTGGTTTGTTATTCAAGTTAGTGCTCCGCAAGCGTGCGTTTTTATTGTTAAATATATCAGCCACTGTTTTCCTGATTTCAGGATTGATGTTGATTCCCGAGTTTTCGCGGACATTATGTATTAGACAGTTGTTATGCGCGGCAGCATTACGTATATCTCGTATTGGGAAAAGCATCCTGCATTTGAATGGGAGCCGTCCTTTGTAAGTGAAATCATAATGCTGTGTAAATTTGCATAGTTCTCCAAAAGACAGTAGTTCGAGAAGCGCCCATGCTGGGAAATCTGGATAATACTTGTTGATTAAATTTTGACAATATGAAGTATTGAGATGATCTTTAATTTTATTTCGATGGTATAAATCAGAATCCCAGCTAGCTACGATTTTATACCCGTCTTCCAAAGGATTTGACGCCATATCTTGAAGTAAAAGCGTGCGCAGAGAATGTTCGATGTCCAGGCACATGTAAATAATCAAATAACGTATATGAAAATCTATAGTAGATAAATCCTGCAAATAAGCGAAATCAAGATTCATATACTTTCCCTTATGGGGACCCAATAGAAATTTATCATAGTTTTTTCGGTAAGAAGATAATTTGAAATAATAATTATGCTCAGTTAGAAAATGCTTAGTTGATGCTTCATTTGCAATGTTAAACTGAATCCCCTTATTCTTCATATGTGTGATTAGTTCATCGGTGTTTAATAATCGTTTCATATAGTTTCCTTTATATCCTAATAAAATCATACTTTACTTATATTTTTATATGGTTAGAACTTCCGTCTCATCTCCACAACTTTTCCAATGATCTGAATAGGTAGCTGCTCTATATCCTTATTTGAATAGAATTGTGGGGAGTATGCAGCGACGTTATGTCCGATAAGGGTGATGCCGGCAGGGGACTCTTTGACTTCTTTGACGGTGGCGTCATTGCCATTAATCAGAACGATAGCGATATCCCCGGAATCCACGTTGGATTGCTTCCGGACGATAACCACGTCGCCTTCCTTCAGCGTCGGTTCCATAGAGGCCCCGTGTACTTGTAAAGCGAAGAACTCACCGGTTTTTGCCAGTTCTGGTGTAATTTCCTCATAATCCAGTATTTCTTGTATAGCCTCCAGTGGAATACCGGCAACGACACGGCCCAGGACAGGAATACGGACACCTTTTTTATTACCAGACAGAGGAGGTATACCTTTCAACAAGTAATCCGTTGTAACATGAAAGAAGTCGGCTAGTGCTATTGCTTCATCATCCCTTAAAGGGCGCTTCCCCAATTCAATTCTATTGAGGACAATACGATTCATTCCTATAGCAGCGGCTACTTCTTTTTGTTGTAAATCTCGTTCTTTTCTTAATTTTGTAATTCTCTGTCCAGATGTCATTTTTTATCACCTCTAATTATTTACGATTTGTAACTTTATTCAATTATAATTGTTACAAATCGTAAAATCAAATAAAGTTACAAACTGTAACTTTATTTTAATATAGACCTTGACAAGTTACAAAATGTAAATTATAATATACTCATAAAAGTTACATAATGTAACTAATAAGAAAGGAAGTGATAAGCATGACAACAGTGGATTTGGATTATATCAAGAAACGCCGTGAGGAATTAGGTATTACACAAGCACAAATGGCTAAAGAACTGGGGCTTAGCAACCCTTCTGGTTATAACCATTATGAAAACGGAAACAGAAAATTCACGGCAGCATTAATGCCGATTATGGCAAAGATTTTACAATGCCCAATGGAAAAGCTATATACATAATATTTTTTACCTTTTAAAGTTATAAAATAGAACTTAAAAGAAGGAGGAACGAAGAAAAGTATGGCAGGCCTCGAGGAGATGATACAGTTGGGCATAACAAAAAAGAACCCTGTGGGGACAGGGCTCTAGTAAATAGCAGGATGCCGGGATTTCTTGGGCGGGTTATTCGCTACGGTCGGCACCACCTATGCGTTGCACCTTCTGATTACACATCCGTTTCATCAGCTTGGCTCATGGTTGTCCCTTACAGGAGTTTCCATGAATTAACCCGGTTTGCATTAACCGTTACCGATTAATGGGGCATGGTTATACCCTTTCTTTCATAAGCCTTTCGAGCTAAAGAGCTCAAGTTTCTATCATGGAGAGCTTGAGCCGTGGACACAGCCTCAAAGGATTTAAACGCATCAGCGACTCGGGGCGCAGCGTTTAACGATTTAATCGCATCCGCTAACATCCCGCCGTCTTGGAATGTAGAAACTATTTTATTAGTAGATTCAATCATACCTTTTAATGCATCACTTTCCGTTACAGCCACCATTCATGTTATCGCATCGGCTTTTTATCCAATGCTTCTGCAGGTTACCCTGCAGTTCAGCATATATCATCATCCTGCTATATAGCTTATACAACATATAGTATACATGACATAGAAAGGGCGGTCAATACCTATGAACCGGATTAAAGAAGTACGACAAAAAAAGAACATCTCATTATATCGGCTATCAAAGGAAACAGGCATCGCATATAAGAATCTATGGCTCATCGAGCATGATGCTGATACGCGTGTTTCTACACTAAAGAAAATCGCCGACGCATTGGGCTGCAACGCGTCGGATCTGATCGATTAAGGAGGCGAGCACATGACGAACGAAGAAAAGCTAGCCATTGTATTGCAATTAATGAATGGGTTAAAAGCGAACGAATGGCGACGCATCCAAATCATTATTGACCGTCAATATGAAGAAAAGGCCACCAAGCTGGCACTTGATGACCTTTCCTGTGAATCCATTGAACAATTAGCTAATCATTTGCATAAAGCCTTAGAAAGAACCTTGAAGAGCAATTCCTGATTTAGCTTAGTACTTAATTGAAACGCTCCGAGGATAGCGGATTCGAGAGAAGTTTCCCCGGATGCGTTCGACAATATCGTTTTAATCTTGGATTCATCATACGAAGCCATAATCTCTGATTGTGCTTCAGCAAAAATTTCCTGTAATTCTTTTTCAGTCATAATACTCACCTCCTTTCATGGTCATTATAACATTGGGAGGTGATGTAAAAGGAGCTGATTCTTATGATGTTATGCGTAGACGATGTCATCCGGCGGTACTTTACGACAGCGGATGGCAGGCCAATGTTTTCCAGGGACATGGTGTACCGCATGGCCCGGCGGAAAGAAATCCCGTCTATGAAAGTCGGGCGCCGTGTTTTGTTCAGTGATAAAGCGATGGATCAATGGATAGCTGAGCAAAATGAATTACCTATTCCGGAATAGAAGGAGGTGAACGAGATGGATAAAAAACTACAATCCCCTGCAGCCTGGATCAACTCAAGACATCATCCGGAGGCCCCGGAGCCAGAGGAACCAGAATTCAGTGAAGACGTCATTGATGAAATCATCCGGCTGCAGGATCAGGCAGATGACGCTATGTGTCTTGTCATCTTACTGAGTGGTATCATCCTGACGGCCATGGCCATCATATACATCATGTGGGCCAATAACCTGATTATATTTATTCATTAAAGGAGACGAGACACATGGGCGAATATGCGAAATACAATGGGGAAGAAATCAAAATAGGCACCTGCGAATCGATGTATTATCTCCGCTGGGACCAGAGGCATCTGGTAGAAGCGGAACCAGGGAACGTCAATCCGGTCAAGGAAATCAACAGCATTTGGTTCCGGCTTCCACGGATACTGGAATCCTTACAGAGCCCAGGGGATTTTGACTTTAACGGATATTGTGGGGCAAGACCGATTCCTATCTTCATCGATCACAACTCTCAGTTGGAGGCGGATGTAGATGAACTGCTGGAAGATGAAACAGCACTAGGTATGATCCGCGGGGAGGCCGGGGACTCAGGCATCCACTACCGGATACCATGCAATCACGGGCATATATTAAAGGAACCGCCAACAGGAGTTGTATATAACGGATTCCACGGCCACACGCTGGGCATTGAAGCAGTAGGCGTCCGGGTCCAACTCGTGTCAGCAGAAAAACCGGATGACGGGCAAGAGTTCCGATGGGTGGGATTTGTACGTGTTGCCTGCAGGGTCTGTGGTGAGACACTGTTCCGTTTTTCAAGAGATGAACTCAGCATGTGCCACGTATTACATATAGGTACGCATGAAGAGAACGTCATGAATATTCTGGATTTCAACGCTCTCCCGGATTATCTGGAACAGATGGAAATCGACGCAGAAAAGGATATGCCTGCCAATCTGTATGGATGGGAACGGCTGCGCAGAGACAAAAAAAATATAGCGCCCGGGAAACCGGACGCTATAGAAGCCAAGGAGCTTCTGAACACTAGACACACATTCAGTATACCACAAGAAAAGGAGACATTCAAATGAAAATCAACATCGAACTGAACACGAAAGACATCGCAAACGCAAAACAGGAAAGCATCATGATGATTACTACGGCCCTGCAGGCTATTGCCCAGGCGGACGAAGCTACCCCAGTACCGGAAACGCCTGTATCACAGGAGCAGGAGCACAAGACCGAACCCAACACTATAACCTGCCAATCGGATAAAGCGGAAGCGGAACACACTCCTGAATTCTGCCGGCCGAATGTGGAAGCTGAATCTAAATCGGTACCCAAACCGAAACAGGCAACAAAAGTGAAACCAGAAAAAAACATGGAAGAACCAAAGGAAGAACCAAAGGAAGAACCAAAAGATGCGGCTGATACGGATACAGAAGAAACAGCTCCGGCTGTTGATCGACAGACCGTTCAGAACCGGCTGAAGGAAATTGCTAAAGCCGGCAAGGCAAAGGGCATCAAAGAAATCCTCACAAAACGGAACGTCCGCAAATTCTCGGAACTGCCGGACGAAGACCTGGCGGACGTACTGAAGGAGGCCGAAGCGTTATGAGTAAGCATGCATTATTGAGCCCGAGCAGTGCACACCGCTGGCTGGTGTGCACGCCCTCGGCCCGGCTGGAATCCCAATACCCGGATTCCGCCGGGGAAAGTGCAAAGGAAGGCACGTTTGCCCATAAACTGGCAGAATTGGCGTTACAACGAGATTTGAAGACCATCGGCGACATGAAATACCAGCAGGAAGTCAAAGCGCTTAAAAGCGGAAAATCCAGGTTTGGTGACTACTACACCCGGGACATGGATGAGTATGTCGGCGAATACGTTGACCTGGTGATCCAGAAATTTGAGGATGCTAAAGAGAAGGACACGGAAGCAGCATTACTTCTGGAACAGTCCCTCGACTTCTCTGACTGGGTGCCGGAAGGGTTTGGCCGTGGCGATGCCATCGTCATTGCAGACGGGACGCTGGAAATCATCGACCTGAAATATGGCCGGAATACCCCTGTAACGGCAGCCAACAATCCGCAGATTCGTTTATACGGGTTAGGAGCCTACAACACGTTCGGCGCCATATATGACATCGAAACGGTCTGCCTGACTATCATGCAGCCCCGCAACGGGGGCGAAAGCTCTGAGGTCCTCAGTGTTGGCGATTTACTGGATTGGGCAGTATCTATTCAACCGTCCGCACAAAAGGCGTATGAAGGGAAAGGCGATTTAACGCCGGGGCCACACTGCCAGTTCTGCCGGGCTGCGGTCCGGTGCCGGGCGCTGGCGGCCTATCAGCTGGACATGGCCAAATATGATTTCAAAGACGCAGACCAGCTGACGGATACGGAGGTGGCCGATGTACTGGCCCGGACGGACGAACTGGTGACCTGGGCTAATAAAGTTAAGTCCTACGCCCTCACGGAAGCCGTGGAGCATGACGTGCATTGGCCGGGCTGGAAACTGGTAGAGGGAAGGGCCGTCCGTAAAATCAGTGAGCCGGACCAGGCGGCGGAAGTCTTGTCTGTCCAGTATGGCCATACAGAGGACGAGATTTACAAGCCCCGGGAGCTCAAGACGATTACCCAGCTGGAAAAGATCATCGGCAAGAAGACGCTGGCCGACGAGCTGGCCGGACTGCTCATTAAACCGCCGGGCAAACCTACGCTAGTACCGGAAAGCGACAAGCGCCGGGAATGGAACTCGGCGCAAAACGATTTTAAAGCCATTTAAGGAGGAAACATCATGAAAGAAAAAAAGACGAAAGTAATTATCCCTTGCCGTATCTCTTATGCCCACATCTGGGAAGGGGAACCGGATAATAACGGTAAAATCAAATATTCTGCGGCCATCCTGATCCCAAAGGACGACACCAAGACAATTGCCAAAGTGGAAAGCGCAGTCAAAGCGGCCATCGAGGAAGGGAAAAGCAAGCTCGCCAATACAAAAGGCGTCGTCCCTAGGAATATCAAGCTCCCACTGCGTGATGCCGACGAAGAAGATATTGATGATCCTAATTATGCAGGAATGATGTTCTTCAATGCCAGCAGCACCCGTAAACCTCAGGTCGTGGACAGGCATGTACAGCCTATCCTGGACCCGGAAGAAGTTTACAGCGGATGCTACTGCAATGTATCCGTGAATTTCTTCGCCTTTGCGAAGGAAGGCAATAAAGGTATTGCTGCAGGCCTGAACAACATTCAGAAAGTCCGGGACGGCGAACGGCTTGCCGGTGGATCTACGGCGGAAGAGGATTTTGAAGTATTAGATGATGACTCGGATGACGATATATTTGATTAGGAGTGATCCCTATGGTGGTAGGTGTAGTCTCTCGGGGTACACCCTATAAAATTTACGACTATTTGACGGATTTGCCGCTCTGCAAAGGCGATTTAGTCGTAGTACCTACCGGCCCTCTTGCCAAAGGCGATACAGCGGATATTTCGGAACGGTTCGTAACCGTGGCCCGGGTGGTCCGGCGGCGGACCACCTCCGCCAAAGCCTTTGCCTGGGTCATACAGAAAGTAGACATGACGGCGTTTGTGAACCGTATGGACGGAGAGATTGTCGAGGCGATGCTGGAATGAAAATACTAGCCATCGACCTGGAAACCTACAGTTCCATAGACATTCGGAAAGCCGGGCTATACAAATACGTGGAGAATAGTGAAATCCTATTGTTCGCCTATACTTACGATGATGAACCCGTCCGTGTTGTTGACATGGCTTGTGGTGAAACCGTGCCGGAAAATGTACTGGCTGACCTAGATAATCCGGATGTCCTAAAAACCGCTTTTAACGCAGCTTTTGAAATGCATGTGCTGGGGCACTGGCTGGGAAGACGACTGGACCCGGCACAATGGTTTTGCACGATGGTACAGAGTTATACCCTGGGATTGCCGGGAAGCCTGAAGGATGTAGGCAAAGTCCTGAACCTGGCCGAAGACAAGCAGAAATTGGCTACTGGCAGCCGTCTTATCCAGTACTTCTGCAAGCCCTGCCGCCCAACCAAAGCCAACGGCGGGCGGACACGGAACCGGCCTGCAGACGCCCCGGAAAAATGGGAGCTGTTTAAAACATACAACGGGCAGGACGTGGAGGCAGAACGAGCTATCCGAAAAAAGATTGACAGATTTTACCCGAACACCACGGAACGGAAACTCTGGTGCCTGGATCAGAAAATTAACGATGCCGGAGTCAGGATTGACGAAACACTGGTCCGGCAAGCCATTACCTTAGATGCCCGAATCAAAGAGGACGTCCTGCGGAAAGCCGTCCGCTTAACAGGAATGAGTAATCCGAACAGCAATGCACAACTGCTTGACTGGTTTGAACAACAGGAAGGCTGGCGGCCTGAGACGCTGGATAAGAAAGCCCGGGCGGAGCTGTTACAGGATGACAGCCTTTCCGCAAAGACACGGACAATGCTCCAGTATAAGCAGCTGCTATCCAAGACCTCAGTCAAGAAGTACTTGGCCATGGAAACAGCAGAATGTTCGGATGGTCGGGTACACGGGATGCTCCAGTTTTATGGGGCCGCCCGGACCGGCCGCTGGGCCGGACGGCTGGTACAGTTGCACAACCTGCCCCAGAATCATCTGGATGATCTGGACGACGCCCGGGAAATGGTTAAAGCTGGGGATCTGGACAGTCTGGATATCTTCTATGATAACCCCTCCGATGTCCTATCCCAGCTTATCCGCACGGCGTTCATAGCCGGAAATGGGAAACGCTTTATCGTAGCGGACTTTTCCGCTATTGAAGCCCGGGTCATTGCCTGGTACGCAGATGAAGCATGGCGCCTGCAGGCCTTTGCCGATGGCAAGGACATCTATTGCGCCTCTGCATCCCGAATGTTCGGGGTGCCGGTCGTCAAGCACGGCATTAACGGCGAACTCCGACAGAAAGGCAAAGTGGCGGAACTGGCCTGTGGATACGGCGGCGGTGTGAACGCCCTGAAAGCGTTCGGAGCGGACAAAATGGGACTGACAGAAGAACACATGCAGGACATCATCCGTAAATGGCGGCAGTCCTCCCCGCATATCGTCAAGATGTGGAGTGAGGTAGAAAACGCGGCAAAGACAGCCATACGCCATAAAGGGGCCCGCGTTAGATACCGTCACGGTCTGGAGTTCTATACACAAGCCGGACTCCTGTTTATCCAGCTTCCCAGTGGACGGGCTATCGCCTATGTCAAGCCCCGGATTGAACAGGAAGACGAGTTTAACAGGGAAACCCTGACTTACGAAGGCACCGTTCTCAATGGCGGTTGGGGACGGAATTACACCTGGGGTGGAAAACTGGTGGAAAACATTGTACAGGCCACGGCCCGTGATTGTCTGGCTATGGCTATGTTCCGACTGGATGAAGCCGGTTATAAAATCGTCATGCATGTACATGATGAAGTTATTTTGGAAATGCCGTATGGTACAGGAAGCCTGGAGGAAGCCGCGGGCATCATGGGCCAGCCCATACCCTGGGCACCCGGCCTACTGCTCCGGGCAGATGGTTACGAAACGCCGTATTACAAGAAGGACTGATTGTATGAACATAAAGATCTTAAAAAAGCTGGCCGCTTTTACAATGGCCAAAAAAGAGGCAGCACCAGGAACTAACCGTGAGGTGCTCCAATACCTGTATTTCACCGGGGACGCTATCGTGGCCACCGATACGCATTGGCTGGTCGTTCTTAAAGACGTATCGTCAGACGTGCATTACGAAACGACAAACGGCGAAACGGTCACCTGCGAACAGCCATATCCCGACTATAAGCGGGTCCTATTAAACAAAGACCGGATAGCCTGGAAATATACGTGGCCGAAGGAAGCGCAGATTGTTCCCCGGCTCAAGGCATTGCTCACCGGTGTAGCCCGGGCTGTTAAGGATACAGATTTCAATAGCCGGCCGACGGTCCTGTTGTATAAATCTTCTGATATCCTGGGCATGATTTCCGCCTGCAAAGAACTTCAAATCCAGACGTGCCTGATATCCGGGCAAATGGAGGAACCCCATTTTGAAGGGTATTACTTCCTAAGCTACTGGACTAAAGCTCTGGAGTTACTGGAAGCCGTTGGTGGGGATTTGACACTCAGCGTTTCCAAAACAAAAAAGGGCATGCATCCTCTTATAACACTGGAAACGCCACAAATCATTATTTTAGGGGCGCCGGTGGGTATGTCGAATATACCATACAACCCCATTGAAGAGTATAAGAAAAAGCTGGCGGAAAAACCGGAAGCCCCGGCAGATAGCAACCTGGATTTTTTAGAATAGGAGACTTTTATCATGGACACAAGCACACTGAAAAGATTGGACTCATTTATGGAGCAGCAAATAAACGTCCTCAAGCAACTGCTGGAATTGGTGGACGACTGCGAAAACCGGAAGCTGACAAAAGATCTGGATATCACAGAACTGCAGCAGCTCAAAGATTATACGGCGGACATGATGCTGGCCTGCACGACTGCCAAAAAGCTGGCAGAACAACTCCAGTCAATCGTGGATAAGGAAGACAAGGAGAAGGCTACTAAAAAAAAGGTGACCAAGAAAGAAGTCGAAACAAAAACGAAAAAGCCGGAAACGAAAAAAGTAGAAAACACAGAACTACCGAAGGTGAGAACGGAACTGACTCCGGATGACAATGACGCCGATATGGATTTCCTGGAATAGGACGTGAGGGATATGGATACGTTATTTTATTTAGAAATCCCGATGTTCTACCATGCCTACGCAAGAGACGTATACCGGGGCACCACGGGCGTGCATAAGGGCCAGTCCGACCCCACATACGCCGTTGATACCCGGTACTATTGTTCAAATTGCAATACAAATTTCAAAGTAGAACACCGGCCGATGCCTATGTCGTACGGTTTTAATGACACGATAGTCCGTTGCCCGGTATGCGGGGTCTGGCTGTACAACCTGGGTCACTTTCAGAGTATAGCCCGGTTGAGCGCTGAAGATGATTCCGACACTGCGCCTATCCGGATGACGCTCCGGCTAACGGAATCCAAGGACGCAGTTACCCTGCATGTCTGGGCAAAAGTCGTACAGATGGATACGGACCGTCGGACATTCGTCACTACACGACAGGAGCGTTTCAAGTTCGATGTACGCCATCGTCGGACCACGTTTACCTATATGGAACAAGACGAAAACGGACATTTGCATAGGACAAGCACTACGATAGACAGTCTGTGCGACGACACAATGTTCTCCAAGTCTCTACTCAAGCATATCCACAGTCGGAATCTGGTATTCAATCGGCACCGTTACCGCGTTGAACCGGAATTTGCGTTACAGGACAAAAAACGCCGGAAAGACATATATAAGCTTATGCGGATACTCCGGGAGACTGTACAGCATAAATGGAAGGAAATTTACGGGTATCCGCTGGCATCGCTGTTCGTATCTTACGGACAGGTCCACGGCTTACTGCTGTTCCCGCTGCGCAATATAGCGTGGCGGCTGATGTACCCGGATGCCGGGAACCTACCGAAAGAGTTCAGCGGTGAAAGCTATTACATACGAAGCTACTTGAAAAAACGGTGCTTCAATATGGACCTGATACAGAAATACCGCCAAAATCCGTATAACAAAAAGCGCATCAGCAGTGTACAGGCTATCATTCACCAGCTCCAGCTCCCGGATATACCTTTCGTACGGCAACAGCTGTCCAAGGACCTGCTAGCCGGGCCTGTACTGCTGCAGGCATTCTCCGTTATCCGTAACCCGGATTACGTCCGTCAGTTATTACAGTACCTTGAATGGCCGGATGATGCAGGATTCACACCTGCAGGGTTCCCTGTTGTACAAAAAGCACTGCAATACTGGTCACCCCGTACACTGTTCCCGGCACTTCGGAGAGGACGGACACCTATGTACCTATTGCGGGACATACTTCAGATGATGGGCATGATGCATGGGGACAATCTAGAGCAGGCGAAGAAAGTACCATTCCGTAAGGTCCACGACTGGCTGGTGAACAAGGTGCAGAAATTCGAAGAAAAAGGGTTTTCACTAGAGGTCCCGGATGACGTCCGACGCCGCCTGACCATGCAGCTGGATAACGGGTACCTACAATTCTTCTTACCCCGGCATTCGCACGACCTGGACAGCGCATCCAAAATCTTTCACAACTGCGTCCGGACCTACAGCGCACGAGTTGCGAGCGGGGATTGCCAAATCGTATTGATGACGGATGACAACGGGCTGATGCGGGCCTGCCTGGAAGTACGGGATAACGCGCTTGTGCAGGCTAAACTAAAATTCAACAAACCTGTCTCAGAAGACGCTGCTATCAACAGCGCTATCCGGGATTGGTGCCGGATGACAGGCCTTGCCATAAAGACTGCTGACGTCCGGCAGATCCAATATCTTGTGCCGATAGAAAGGAGGGCGGTATAAATGGACACACCCATCAGGGACATCATCCTCAGCCACGACGGTGCACTGACGATTTCAACAGGCAGCAGCCGCCGGGCCAAAATCTGGAAGCAGAAGCAGGTATCCTGGTCGGCGCTGATCAAGCGGCTGAGCCGGACGAAACGGACAATGGAGACACAGGCACAATACCAGCAGATGGACAAGGCCAAACAGGACACCATCAAGGATGTCGGTGGTTTCGTAGGCGGTATGCTGAAGAACGGGCGGCGGACTGCCGCCTGCGCCGGCAAACGACAGCTCGTCACGCTGGACGCTGATTACGCGGACTCGTCCTTGTGGGACCTTGTTGAGTTATTATACAGCGATTATGCCATGTGCTGTTATTCAACACATAAGCATACACCCCAGAAGCCGCGGCTTCGGCTGGTGATACCACTGAACCGCCAGGTAACGCCGGATGAATACCAGGCCGTTGCCCGGAAGATTGCCGAGAATTTCGGTATCGATATGTTCGATGACACGACCTATCAGCCACAGCGGCTGATGTACTGGCCCAGCACGTCTGCTGACGGGGAGTTTTTCTTCCGCTGGCAGGACGGCAGCTGGCTGTCCGCAGATGCGGTACTAGCAGAGTACAACGGCAACTGGCAGGACCAGTCAATATGGCCGGTCTCCAGCCGGCAGGTCAACGTCATCCGGCAGGCTATGAAAAAACAGGAGGACCCGTTGGCCAAAGAGGGTATCGTAGGCACGTTCTGCCGGGCGTATTCGATATCTGAAGTCATCGAAGCCTACCTGTCCGATATTTACGAACCCTGCGCCGGGCATACGGACAGATACACCTACACGCCAGGGTCCAGCACTGGCGGCGCCGTCGTGTACGAAGATAAATGGCTGTACAGCCATCATGCGACGGACCCGTCGTCTATGAAGCTCTGCAATGCGTTCGACCTGGTACGCCTCCATAAATACGGTGACCTGGACGAGGGGCATACGACAGAGGATCCAACAAAGCTTCCCAGCTGGAAGAAGATGCTGAAACTTTGTTCAACGGATGCCACGGTACGCGAGCAGCAGATAAAAGAGCGGATGCAGTCGGCTCAGGACGAGTTCGGCGACCTGGGCGAAGACGAAGAAGAGAACTACGACTGGATGACCAAACTCAAGACTTCGGACAAGTCCGGGGCCATCCTGCCGACCCGGGCCAATATCCGGATCATCCTCAACAACGACAGCCATATCAAGGGGACGTTCGGCTGGGACGATTTCGCCCAGCGCATCGCCATTTTAAAGCCACCGAGCTGGCGGCAGGAAGACAACGTGAAGCCGTACTGGGGGGATGCCGATGACAGCGAGCTCCGCTACCTGCTGGAGACGCTGTACGGTATCGACAGCCGGCAGAAAATCGAGGACGAGACACTGAACGCAGCCATGCGCCACAGCTTCCACGATGTCCGCAGCTACCTGCACGGCCTCACCTGGGACGGTACGCCCCGGATGGAAACGCTGTTCATCGACTACCTGGGCGCTCAGGATACCACATACACCCGGACGGTGACCCGGAAAATGCTCATTGCTGCCGTGGGGCGTGTTGAACAACCGGGATTGAAATTCGACAATATGGTTGTCCTCGAAGGGCCACAAGGTATCGGTAAGAGCTACATATTCAAAAAACTGGGAAAAAAGTGGTTTTCTGACTCGCTGACAACCGTACAAGGGAAAGAGGCGTACGAACAGCTCCGGGGCTTCTGGATCATCGAAATGGGCGAATTAGCGGCCCTTAAAAAAAGCGAAGTCGAACCCATCAAGCAGTTCATCAGCAAACAAGTGGACAGCTACCGTGTCGCCTACGGGCGGCGCATTTCGGAATTCCCCCGGCAGTGCATCTTTGTTGGAACGACGAATGAATCGACATTCCTCCGGGACCACACAGGCAACCGCCGGTTCTGGCCTATCAAAGTCGGACTGGAGCCAATACGGAAATCGTTATGGGCCCCAGGTATCGATACGGAAATAGACCAGGTCTGGGCCGAGGCAGAAACCGCCTGGAAGGCCGGGGAAGATGTCTGGATAGGTAAAGATATGGAGCAGACCGCAAAAGACGTCCAGGCGGCGCATACAGAGGAAAATCCCTATGTTGGCATGATACAGGAGTTCCTGAATACGGACCTGCCGGAAAACTGGTACAAGCTGGATATCCAGACACGGCGGAATTTCATCCGTGGGGAAGGCTTTGAAATCGATATGGGCCACAGCTTCAAACGGACACGGATATGCCCGATGGAAGTTTGGTGTGAAATGTTAGGCGGGGACATGAAACGGTTCGGTAATTACGACCGTAAGGAAATCCGGGACGCCCTGGGGCAGTTAAAGGATTGGCGGCTGTATAAGGATGGCCGGGTCAACCTGTCATTCGGAAAGTTCTATGGGCAACAACGGAGCTATGTAAAAAAGGGCTCGGATAATGATGAAATAAAACAAGGAAAACATCATGATTGATAGTGCCTGCGGTAGGACATGCGGTAAGACCCGCGGTATGTAAAAGCGCATAGCTAAGCCGTTTATAAGCTCACACCGCAGACAGCAAGTAAAAATTAGCCCTAAAATCATATGGACTTATGAACTGTCTCTTGTATTACCTCATGTATACGTACGTACATACATATACATACGTACATATTTATCTTTATTTTTTACTATATTTGCGGTATGAGCTTATAAACATGATAGTACTGCGGTGTCATCATACCGCACATCATACCGCACATCATACCGCAAATTACATTTTCACTGCTTCTCAATTAGCTTTTTTACGGAAAGGAGTGTTTGACATGACTATGGAGACCGAACGAAAACAGTACAGTCTTCAATTAGTATCAGATGAACTGGAAGCTATTCGGATATTACTGGATACACTGAACACCGGCGGGATGCTTCAAATCAACGGCGTGGCATTGACAGCCTATGGGGTATCTTTTGCAACGAGCACGTATGTCAGAAAAGCAGTCGTAGCCGAGCTGTTAGAATGCCAGGCATACATGCAGAAAGAAAAAGAGATGTTACTGGAGGAAAAAGGGGCATGTTAGAAAAGGAGCTGGAGCAGTATTTCCGGAAACAGATGCTTTACCTGGGGGCGCTGCCGCTGAAATTTGTGTCACCGGGTAAAGCCGGTGTCCCGGACCGGATCGTTCTGATCCCTGGCGGCCATGTCCTGTTCGCCGAACTGAAACGCCCCGGTGAGGACCTGCGGCCGTTACAGCAATATGTAGCCCGGGAATTCTCTTTGTTGGGTTTTCCTGTCCGTGTTTTGGACTCCCAGGTGAGTGTAGATCTGTTAGCTGGAGAAATCCGGTACCTGTCGGAAAGGCGTGATCTGGATGCGCGAAGACCGAAGCCCTGAACCGTTGGTACTACGACCGTATCAGCAGTACGCTGCCAATCTGATTATAGAAAAGCCGGCAGTCGGTTTGTTTCTGGATATGGGCATGGGCAAGACGGCGACTACGTTATATGCCGTGAAAGAACTGCTGTATGACTATTTCGATGTCCAGCATGTCTTAGTCATTGCCCCGCTTCGGGTAGCTGAAACGACATGGGCCGACGAGTGCGGGGAATGGGAACAGCTTCAGGATTTGTCTGTTGTCCCCGTCATCGGCAGTATGAAACAGCGGGAAAAAGCGTTGCGGATGCCGGCGGACATCCATACCGTCAATCGGGAAAACGTTCCCTGGCTGGTCGGCTATTACGGCAAGGACTGGCCCTTTGATATGGTAGTGCTTGATGAATCATCATCATTCAAGAACCATCAGTCCCAGCGGTTCCGGGCGCTGAAGCGTGTCCGGCCCCGGATCCGCCGTCTGGTGGAGCTGACCGGGACGCCGGCCCCGAACGGGCTGATGGACCTGTGGAGTCAGATATTCCTGCTTGACGGTGGCAGGCGGTTGGGAAAGACGATTACCGCTTATCGCCATCGCTGGTTCTATCCGGCTGGCGGGTATGGCCATGTCGTGTACAACTATGAGCCGAAGCCCGGCGCCCGTGACGAGATTTATCAGGCTATCTCGGATATCTGTGTCAGCATGAAGGCAAAAGACTATATCAGCCTGCCGCCTGTCCTGTATAACACGGTCAGGGTACAGCTCCCGGCATTTGCCAGACAGAAGTATAAGCAGCTTGAAAAGGACCTAGTGTTGGCATTAGGTGATGGTGACCACATCGTAGCCAGTACTGCCGCGGTATTGAGTAATAAACTCATCCAGATGGCCAATGGTGCCGCGTATGACGAGAAGGGTGAAGTTGTGGAACTGCACCGGACAAAAATCGAGGCACTGGCGGAAATAGCGGAATTAAATATAAATAAACCGCTTCTGGTGCTCTACTGGTTCCGGCACGACCTGGACCGCCTGCAAAAGGCGTTTCCAAAGGCCCGGCAACTAAAGACGGCTAAGGATATCCTAGATTGGAACGAGGGAAAGATCCAGATGCTCCTGGTCCATCCGGCATCGGCGGGGCATGGACTGAACCTGCAGAAAGGCGGCAGTCTCATCGTCTGGTTCAGCATGACCTGGAGTCTGGAACTGTATCAGCAGGCGAACAAGCGTCTGCATCGGAGCGGGCAACAGCACACCGTTGTCATCCATCATCTCATAGCCAAAGGAACGATAGACGAGGATATCATGAAGTCCCTGCAGGAAAAGAAACAGGGGCAGGACGGTATGTTGGAGGCCGTACAGGCAAGGATACGTGAGTACAAGGAGTGTGGAACATGAAAAACATAAGCAGAAAGGGAATTGCCGCGAACGGTAGTGTTGTATCAACATCGGTACTGGTGTATATGGCGCTGCATGATGACGACGTATTGCAGTTCGGGTGTAAACGGCTGAACCGTATAACGGACTGGGTGGTGCAGAAAAGCAAATCTATTAACCGCGACATGAGCAAATTACAGGAATGCCGGGAGCAGATATCACGACACGGGCTGGATTATCAGTTACAGCAGGATTTCATCCGCGCCCTGCTGAAAGGACTGAAATACACAGGGAAGGAGGAATACGCAGGCGCCCGGGAAGGCGCCGACGCCGCGTACATTTTGATTTTTCTGGCGTTGCACGAGCTGTATGGTTTTGGGCCACAGCGCCTGCAGCGGGTCCAACAGCGCATTAAACACTATGCCTGGTTCATCCGGGACGGTGTGACACATGTATTCCAGTACATGAAATGCTTGAAGCTGGAATGTGGGCAGCAGTACGCCGCATTGGATGCATATGAAAAACAGTACGGAGAAATTCAGATCTGAAGGAGGGGGACAGATATGAAATGGGTACGAATCGACGACGTCCTGCCAAAAGAGGACGTCCGGGTACTGGTAGCGTTACGTATAGGGGCTGTAAAGTTGATTACAGCCGTTGGAGCACTGAGTAAGGGTAAATGGTATGTGGACGAAGTTGCACGCCCCTTAGAGCCATATAGCGTGTATTGCTGGGCGCCTATTGCCCCACTACCGTATGAGGATACACTGATTGACATGAAGAAAGTGACAGCCAATCTGGAAGAGTATTCAGAAAAAAAAGGAGGTCGATCATGGGAAAACGTAAATACCTGTTGCGAAAGAGCTGACCGCATGGCGCTTAAAAAACAGCAGGAAAAGTGAGCTAGGTAAAATCAGATAGTAGTATTGGCGGACAGGGTAGGCCGGGCTTATCCTGTCTACCTTATTCCATAGATTGGAGGCTGGTTATGGACAAGTACAATGCTAGTCATAAAAAAGATCCGACCGCCTATCTGGCCATTACCGATATAGGGGCAGAGGCAAAACGGCATAGCTTGAAATTGGCTGTGCTGCTATCGGCCATGGCGGCAATGGCGGGGTTCGATATGGTGGATGTCCGGTTACGGCATCGGAAGACCGGGTTTCAGATAACAGCTGATGGAAAGGAGCATAGCCGTGGACGCAGATAAAATATACAAGCATAACGACTATATTACATTGACGAAGAACTATTTGCGGGAGTACATGTCATTGAAATCAGCAGAACGGAATTTACTGGAGACTATTGATGGCATTGACCTGGAGTTGCAGGATGTATCTGTAAAGGCCGCGGCCTATGGTGCAGAGCAGGCAGGTGGGGTCAAAGAATTGACAGATACGGAACAAGCCGCCGCAAAACGATTGTACTTGTCACGCCGTCGTTGGGAATTGGTGCAGTATTGGCGCCGTACATCCAACTTCTGTAAGCGGATGAGCCTGGCACTTGATGCCCTTTCTCCAGAAGAACGGCAGATGGTAGACCTGTATTATTTTGACCGGATAAGCTATTTGGAAATGTCCTGTATCACTCATACCAGTGAACGTTCGTGTCGTCGTCAGATCCAGCAGATTACGTCCCGGTTGGCTGTCATACTTTTTGGACCGTTTGCCAAAGAACAAATCATGTTCGTTAGCTGAAGTGGAAAAGTTGGCCGTTTTTTGGCCGGATTTTCATGTCAAGGTGTGATATACTGTAAGCTGTCAATAAGGGGGAGCAAGGAAACTCTTTACATAGCTCAATGAGAAGCCGTCTCTGGTCTGGGGACGGTTTTTTCGTATGCAGAAACAGGAGGTCAACATATTGCAGATTATAGATAAGCAGATAGCGGAATTAGTTCCGTATGAAAACAATCCCAGGCATAATGAGGACGCTGTGAAGTTCGTGGCCTCCAGCATCCAGCAGTTCGGTTTCAAAGTGCCGATTGTCATCAGCCCGGACAACGTCATCATCGCCGGGCATACTCGTGTCATGGCAGCAAAGGAGCTCGGTATGGATACCGTTCCATGTGTGATTGCAGATGATTTGACGGAAGAACAGATGAAGGCGTTCCGCTTGGCGGACAACAAGGTCACTGAAGCGAGCGGGTGGGACTGGGACAAGTTAGAACAGGAATTGGACGATCTAACGGACTTTGATATGGGTGCTTTCGGTTTCGATGTGGATACCGTTCTTGATGATACAGGAGAAGGATCCGATGGTACAATCAATGATTTCTTTGAAGCGGCCCCGGATACGCCGGAGTCGGAAGCCAGACCGAAAGAGTCGGCTAGGACAGTTACCTGTCCGCACTGTGGCCAGACATTTGAAATATGAAGCTGTTCCTGGCCCTTAACAGTGTCAATATAGCCCCTATGGGGGGGGGTGTTGGAAGGAGTTAAGTCGTAAGGCTGCATCTATGAAAATTTATCTGACAGGTTCAAACGGCAGGTGCTGGTGCTTAACCCGTCAGCTGGCAGGGGGGGGGGATGAAGCACTGAATATGTATCTATCTGGTACCGGGCTCTGGCGGTATGCGCTGGACGGTACCCGTCATCTGACGTTACCAGGTCTGCACAGTTTTTATGTACTGGAATCTTTTGCTTATATTCAGACGGATGACATACTGATTCCGCTGATTCCCTATTTCAAAGGCTTCATGCTGGATAGCGGAGCGTTTACGTTTATGCAACAACAGAAACAGAAAAGCGTGGCCGTTGATTTTGACGCGTATCTGGACAAGTATATCGCGTTTATCAACACATACCATATAGACCAGTTTTTCGAATTGGATATTGATAACCTGGTTGGCTATGAGAAAGTGAAACAGTATCGACGGATTCTGGAAAAGCGGACAGGGAAGCAGTGCATTCCTGTATGGCATCGGAACCGGGGGAAGGACGAATTCTTACGGTTATGTGATGAGTATTCCTATGTAGCGTTAGGTGGGATTGTTAGCAAAGAGATTCGGCTTACAGAGCACCGTTTCTTTCCCTGGTTCATCCGGGAGGCCCACAAACGTGACGCGAAAATCCATGGATTAGGGTATACCCATCTTAAAGGGCTGCGTAAATACCATTTTGATAGTGTGGACTCCTCATCCTGGACATCAGGCAACAGGTTTGGTCACGTTTACCGATTTAACGGCCGGACATTGGAAAAGATCAACAAACCGGAAGGTTTCCGCGTCCGGACGCGTGAAACAGCCATTCAGAATTTTACAGAATGGGTGAAATTTTCCCAGTACGCAGAACGAAATCTGTAAAAATAAGGCGCCGGGAGTCGGTTACAGAAAGGAGTTATTACGAATATGAAAAAAGAAGCCATTGTGCTATTGTCTGGGGGCATTGATTCTACGACATGCCTGGCTTTAGCGGTAGAAAAATACGGAGCAGAAAAAGTATTTGCCTTATCCGTTTACTATGGCCAAAAGCATGTTAAAGAAATGCAGGCTGCGGAAAAAGTAGCCCGGTATTATGGGGTATTACGTCAGGAAATTAATCTGGCGGGTGTTTACCACTGGAGTGACTGCCCATTATTGGCACATTCTGACAAGCCGATTAAACATGAGACATATGCGGAACAGTTAAAGGAATTAGGCGGAACGGGTACCGTCACTACTTATGTTCCTTTTAGAAACGGCCTTCTGCTGTCCTATTCAGCGGCGATAGCTATCAGTGTAGGAACCTCCGCTATTTATTATGGAGCACATGCGGATGATGCCGCTGGGAGGGCTTACCCGGATTGTACACCTGAATTTGTTAAAGCTATGGATACTGCCATCTACGAAGGAAGTGGTCTTATTTGTCATTTATACGCACCACTTTTAGACCTGAATAAAGCAGGTGTGGTTAAGGAAGGCCTTCAGCTGGGGGCACCGTACGCTTTGACTTGGAGCTGCTATGAGGGCGGAGATATTCCCTGCGGTGTATGTGGGACTTGCCGTGATCGGGCGGCGGCCTTTGCAGCTAACGGAGTGCCGGATCCGGCAAGGGAGGCATGAGACTATGTATATTGTAGAAAAAACGTTTACCGTCTCCGCGGCACATAAGTTAAGGCTGGATTACGAAAGCCCCTGTCAAAATCTGCACGGGCATAACTGGAAAATCACGATTACCTGTGAATCCCCGAAATTAGACGGTAATGGTATGGTCATTGATTTCAAGACGATCAAGCAGCTGGTAGAAAAACGATTAGACCATAGTATCCTGAACGAAGAGCTCCACGGCATGAATCCGACAGCGGAAAATATCGCTCGTTGGATTACGGAGATTATTCCATATTGCGTTCGGGCTGCTGTACAGGAAACAGAGGGGAGCGTGGCTGTATATGATACCCGAATTTAAGGATGCCCTCACTGTCAATGAAATCTTTGACAGTATTGAAGGGGAAGGCATACGGGCAGGTGAGTTGGCTACGTTCATTCGACTGTGTGGTTGTAATCTTCGTTGCACTTACTGTGATACCACCTATGCCTTTACTAACGGCGTGAAAATGCCGATATCCGAGATTTTACGTAAAGTACACTATGCCAATGTTACGTTAACAGGCGGCGAGCCGCTATGCCAGCAAATAGCACCATTATTGAGAACATTACAAGAGTACGAGGTCAATGTCGAAACGAATGGAAGCATTGATATCCGACCCTATCAGAAATACGATAATGTATTTCTTACCGTAGATTATAAATGTGGGTTTTCCGGAATGACTGACCGTATGTACCTGGCTAATTTTGAAAGTCTGCGATCTTGTGATGTCCTGAAATTCGTAGTTGGAAACCAGATGGACCTGGAAGAAGCGCATTGCTTATACCTGGCTTATCAAAGATATTTGGCAGGCGTGCCTATCTATGTAAGTCCTGTTTTTGGGCAGATAGAGCCACAGGATATCGTAGCCTTTATGAAAAAGCATAAATTGGAGAATTGGCGGGTCCAGTTACAGCTGCATAAGTTTATCTGGCCACCAAGTCAAAGAGGTGTATGAAAGATGGAGACAGAAAACCGTAGAAAAGCTGAACAAGCCGTTCGTGACATCCTGTCCGCAATGGGTATCCGTATGAAACCCGGAATGGAAGAAACGCCAGCTCGTGTCATACGGATGCTAGAGGAAGTCTGGGCTGGGGAGCAGTACACTAATCAGGAATTGGCAGAAATGTACGACAAGACGTTCCCTTGTAAAGATGATGATATGGTTATTGTAAAAGACATCGAAGCCTTTTCCTACTGTGAACATCACCTGGCCTTGATTTACAATATGAAAATCAGTGTAGCATATTTGCCGGAAGGCCGGGTCATCGGGCTGTCCAAAATTGCCCGCATCGTAGATATGTGTTGTAAGAGGTTGCAGTTACAGGAACGTATCGGACAGGATATTGCAGACGTATTGTCTCGAATCGTAGGGCCGCATATTTGTGTCCGTATCGAGGCGAACCATTCCTGTATGACCGCACGGGGCATTAAGAAACCTGGCAGTAAGACCGTGACCGTGACAAAGCGTGGGGCTTTTAACGACTCGGAAACGTTCACCGAGTTCCTGCACATGCTTCGCTGAGCCGCCTATAGCCATATAGGCCGCATGGGCGTGTAGTTTAACTGGTAAAACACCCGTCTCCAAAACGGGGCGATGCATGTTCGAATCGTGTCGCGCCTGCCAATAAAAATAATCACCTAAGGATGGTGGTGAGTATGTGAAATTGAAATTATGGGAAATTGCGTATAGCGATTATCTGCAGGGGTTGAAATATAAAGACATAGCGGAAAAACACGGCGTGGCCTTGTCTACTGTTAAAAGCTGGGCGGCAAGGTACTGGAAGAGCAAGGACGCAGGTTGCAGTCCAGGTTGCGACCAGGTAAGGTCGCAATGCAGGAAAGTTGCAAAGCCCAGACAAGGGGCGCCCTATGGTAATCAAAATGCTAAAGGCCATGGCGCACCGAAAGGCAACCAGAACGCCAAAGGAAAACACCGTCCGGGAGGCGGCGCCCCGGTCGGAAACCAGAACGGCTTGATAACAGGGGAGTACGCTAAGATACTGGCATCAACATTTACAGCGGAAGAAGTCGGTGTCTTTAACGCAGCGGCGACTGACCCGCTGGACCAGATTGACCGGACTATTCAGTTCCTGGCTGTCCGGGAGTTCCGCATGTTGAAATTACGGGATGCCCTGTTACGGCAGCGGGAGGAATTGCGGCAAAAGAACTCCGCCAATACTTTTGACCTGGTACAAGATACTATCCTGCTAAAAGAATCCAGAAAAGAAAAAGATCATATCATGGTTACGACGGAGCAGCGGTTATCTGAAAAAATATTAGCCATCGAGGAAGCCCTCACGCGTGTACAGGAGAAGAAAATACGGGCTATTGAAGCTAAGCAGCGGATCCTTAAGGACAGAGCTGCTTCCCAGGATGTACAGGACATCCATATCACCATTATGCGAAAAGAGAAGGCTGCTGAATGAATATTGTGAAAGAAGTGAATCCTCATTTTGAGGATTTTTTATTTAACTGGGATTATAAATTCTATTTTCTTGTAGGCGGGTACGGTTCTTCCAAATCCTATCATGTGGCGTTAAAAATCATTCTGAAGCTGTTAGCGGAAAAACGGACGTGTCTGGTTGTCCGGGATGTTTATGACACCATCCGGGATTCCTGCTTTTCCCTGTTCAACGAAATTTGTGAAGATATGGAGCTGACGCAGGTTATCCGGTTCACGGCCTCTCCTATGCAGATGAGATTTGTCAACGGAAGCCGGGTCCTGTTCCGGGGCCTTGACAAGCCCAGCAAACTAAAATCCATCAATAATGTCAGCCTGATATGGATTGAGGAATGCTCTGAAATCAAGTACGCCGGCTTCAAGGAACTGCTGGGCCGTCTCCGGCATCCTAATCTAAAGCTGCATATGCTGCTGTCTACGAATCCGGTTTCCCGGTCGAATTGGACCTATAAGTTCTTCTTCAAAAATAAGAGGATAGATGACCAGGAGCTGTATGAAAAACGCGTCCTGAAGGTAGGAAATGTCTATTACCACCATTCCGTGGCCGACGATAATTTGTTTCTGCCGGCAGAGTACATCGAACAGCTGGACGAAATGAAGACGTATGACGAGGACTTGTATCGTATTGCCAGGTTAGGGCAGTTTGGTGTCAACGGCCTGCTGGTCCTGCCCCAGTTTGAGGTACAGCCGCATGATCAGGTCATGGCAGCAGTTGACCATATCCCACAACGGTTCCGCCGGGTAGGCATGGACTTTGGGTTCGAAGAATCCTATAACGCAGTTCTGCGGATGGCCATAGATGATGAACATAAATGGCTGTACATCTATTGGGAATATTACAAGAACCATATGACCGATGATGAGACGGCGGATGACCTGCAGGAATTCGTCCATACCCGGGAACGCATTAAAGCGGATTGTGCGGAACCGAAAGCCATCCGATATTACCAAAAGCGGGGCTTTAACATGGTAGCCACGCATAAGAGCAACGGCGGTACCCGACATTCCCGGCTGGATAACACGCGCAAGATGAAACGGTTTCACCGGATCATCTGTTCCGACCAGTGCCCGCACTGTATCGAGGAGCTGCAGGAGCTGACGTATGCTACGACACGGGACAACGAAATCATCCCGGATGAGTTCAACCGGGACCCTCATACATTCAGTGCTATGTGGTACGGGCTGGATGACTACGATGTAGCCAACCTGAAATTTGCATTACGTAAGGAGGACCTTGGGTTATGAAGATACAGACAACCAAAACCGAATTATCTATGCAGGATATTGCCCAGGTCTGTTTGCGGCATGACACGTTTTATCAGCGTATCCTGCACTTGAAAGACTATTACCTTGGGCATCACGATATCCTGCATAAGGAAGCCCGGGCGAACGGCGCACCGAATAACAAGGTCATAGCCAATTTCTGTAAGTATATTTCCGATATGAACACCGGCTTTTTTATCGGCAAACCAGTAGCCTATGCGTCCTTTACAGGCAATGGTGACGAAGTGCAAGCCCTGCAGGAAGTATTCAAGTATAACGATGAAGCCGCCCATAACATGGGTCTGGCAGAGGAAGCCAGCATTACAGGGGACGGTTATGAACTGCTGTACATGGATGATGACGCCAATATCCGTTTTCAGACGATTCCTTCAGAGGAAGTCATCCTTATTTGTGATGCATCCCTGGAAGAAAATATTCTATATGGTCTTCGCCATTACCGGGTTTATGATCTGGACGGCGTGACGTATCAGGAATTTGTAGATGTGTATGACGAACATACCGTAACCAACTACGCATACAATTCCGGTACACTACGTCAGATAAGCGGCCCGCAGCCTCATTTTTTTGACGGTGTACCTATCGTCGAATACGCCAACAATCAGCTCCATACCGGCGATTTTGAAGGTGTGATTACTCAGGTTGACGCCTATAACCTGGCCCAGAGCTGTACAATGGATGACATGGAGGACTTCACGGATGCGTATCTGTGTCTGTGTGGTTTGGGTGGAACGACAGCCGAGGATATACAGGAAATGCGCCGGAATAAAGTGCTGATGCTTCCGGATGAATCCTCAGATGCGAAATGGTTGATTAAGAACCTCAATGACACGTATATCGAGAACATGAAGACCCGGCTGGAGAAAGATATCCATAAATTTTCCAGCGTGCCGGATATGAGCGATGAGGCGTTTTCCGGGAATGCTTCCGGTGTCGCTATCAAGTATAAGCTCATCGGCATGGAGCAGATCCGCAGCCGTAAGGAAGTCGGATTCAAGAAGGGCCTGCAACGCCGGATAGAGCTGATTGCAGGTATGTTGAAGACGAAAAGTGCGGCAACGATTGATTTCCGGGATATTGAAATCGCCTTCACGGCGAACATCCCGGCGGATATCAAAGAGCAGGCAGATATCGTTAAAGAGCTGTACGGTCTGGTTTCCCAGAAGCGGCTGTTGTCCCTGCTGCCGTTTATTGCCGACCCGGCGACTGAAATGGATGAACTTAAGAGGGAAGAAACGGAACGCCAGGACGCTTTCGGGAGTGATATAAATGACGGACGAACAGTACTGGGCCCAGCGGATGGCGGAGCTGGAGGAGAAATGGAATAAGAAGTGCCGACAGGAACTGGAAGTCGAGCTGATTGCTTACTACCGACAGGCATTGGAGCATATCCGTAAGGACGTTAACGACCTGTATGCCAGATTTGCCAGGGATAACGAGTTGACATATGTAGAAGCATCCCAGCTCCTGCAAGGCAGTGAGTACCGTGTATGGCGTATGGATATACAGGACTATTTGAAACAGTACCGGGATACAGGCAGCGCGGAAATTCTCCGGGAGCTGAATACGCTGGCCATGCGCAGCCGGATTACCCGGCTGGATAAGCTGTACTCTGAAACACTGGTACACCTTGCAGATCTGACAAAGAAAACGGAAGACAGAGTAGACCGGTTCCTGCCGACAGCCTATAAGGACTTCTATTATCATAATCTGTACAATATCGGTCAAAAAGCCGGGTTACAATCTGCGGTAACGGCTGTTGACGATAAACAGGTGCTGGATATCCTGAAAACACCATGGAGCGACAAAAACTATAGTCAGCGGATCTGGAAGAATAATGCAAAACTGGCCCAGACTATCCAGCAAACCATAGTCCAGGCTACGCACAGAGGCACCAGTATAGATACACTGTCCCGGCTGGTCTCCCGGCGAATGGATGTAGGTGTCAGTGATGCCCGACGTCTGGTCCGGACGGAGTTGAATTTCAGCGAGAACAGAGCCGCTTATGACAGCATCAAAGATGCAGGTATGAAATACTATCTGTTCATTGCAACGCTGGACCGTCGTACGTCAGCGACCTGCCGGGAACACGATGGCCATGTCTACGAACTGGACGAATACAGCCCCGGCAGTACTGCTCCGCCACTGCATCCAAACTGCCGTTCTACTATCAGTGGCAGCCTGTACGGACCAGGGAAGAAGAAAACCGGGACACGGATTGCCAGAGACAATAATGACAAGGCATACTATGTACCGGCTGACATGACGTACCGGGAATGGTATCAGCAATATGTAAGCGCTGCTTCCGTTCAAAATTTTAAAAAAGTGGTTTTATCAAATGAAGAAGAGATTGTTAAAAGGTCGGGAAAAAATTTGGCTTTTAGGCAGATTGCCACTCAACCCAATTTACATATTGCTAATGGCATAACATTAAAGCCAAAACAGATGCATGTCTTGCAACAACGGGTTGCAAGCGCTGCTAAAGTTATAGGTGTTGCTAATTATAGTTTACCTGATTTCTACATAGCAACTGAGTTGCAACTTGATACGAACTCACTGGCCATGTATAACTGGAAACAGAACAGGGTATTTATTACGCTTGCATTACTCGATGAGTCAAAGATGATGACACTGCAAAAAGATGGGGTACTGCCTGATAACCCACTAAGCACCATAGTTCATGAGCTTATACATTGGAAAGATGCAGAAAGGTATAGGAATTCACATCATACTATGGATGGATACATGGACTGGGTAATTCGTAAGTGTAGGGAAAAGCTTGTAGAACTTCAAAAGAGAGGATATAATATAAGTGTGAGCAATTATGCGCAGGAAATGCTTATTCAACAACGCTTTGATGAGGTTTATACGGAAATTCGAACCCTGAAACTTTTAGAAAATAGGTGAACATTATGAGATTTAATACCTCTGATGATATGAAAAAATTAGAAAAAATATTTATGCCCTATCTGGATTTCTCAAAAATAAATTGCCCCTTTAAGCCAGGTACCCCTGATAAGGTAAAAGAAGCAAAAGAAGAATGGGATAGAAAGATGAATTCCATGATAAAAAAACACGAAGAGTTAGCATCATTCACAGGTTAAACTAAAATAACATAAAAGCACCCAGCCTTTTCTGAGCTTGGTGCTTTTTTCGTATCCGGAACAGGAGGCAGTTATGCAGTTAGACTGGTACAATAAGGCTCCCCGGAAGAAGGGGCCGCCAATAACAAGTACATAGTGATCCAGCGTCTGAGAAATCAGGCGCTTTTTTGATGTATATTTTTAAGGAGGGAGAGCATGGACGATTTTATTTTTGACCTGCAGCGCTTCGGCAATAGCGATGGAGGTAGTAACGGCAGTACAACAGGTACCACAACGCCAGGTACTACCGGGTCAGATGAGGGCAACTCCGCAGGCACTAATGACGACGAGCAGAAATCCGGCACGACTGGCCCCGCACAGGAAACGGATGTCCAGAAACGGATTGACGAGGCGCTGGCTAAAGCCAAAGCACGATGGGAAAGGGAATACCAGCTAAAGGCAGAAAAGGCTAAGAAAGAAGCTGAACGCCTGTCCAAACTGTCTGAAGAAGAACGGGCTAAGGAAGAACAGGAGGCCATGAAAAAGGAACTGGAGACCAAAGAAAAAGAGCTGAACCGTAAAGAACTGAAGCTCGAAATGGTCAAGGTACTGGCTGACCGTAATCTGCCTGTGGAGTTCATGGATTACCTTATCGCCGATGACAATGAGTCTACTATGGAACGTATCAAAACATTTGATAAGCAGTTCAAGAAAGCCGTAGAAACAGCTGTAAATGAAAAACTCAAAGGCAAGGCCCCAAAAGCCGGGAGTACTGGGAGCGGTAACAATGCAGGTGCAGGCGTGAAAAACGGCTTCTTTGAAGCAATTTATAAGAATCAGGCTAAACGATAAGAGGAGGAATTTATTATGGCAGATACTACGTATTTAAAAGACAATTTAACAGGGTTTGTCCCCACTCCGATTGCGGCTGAAATCATTGCGGATGTTGTCCGGGGCTCCAGCGTGATGCGCTTATCCACAGTGCAGCCGATGGAATCGGAAACGAAGAAATTCCCGGTCATGGTATCCGGTCCTGGGGCGTACTGGGTCGGTGAAACGGAACGCATCCAGACATCTGTTGCTCAGTGGATTTTTCCGGAACTGGTGGCTAAGAAAATCGGCGTTATTATTCCGGTTAGCAAGGAAAAACTGGAAGATACGACAATCGACGTATTTTCTACTGTTAAGCCGTACATTGCGGAAGCCTTTTACAAAGCTATTGATGCTGCCTGCTTATTCGGCACAAACAGCCCGTTTGCAAAGAACATCGTAGGTGTGGCTACAGCCGGGAAATATACAGTCACGGAAGGTACGAACAAACAGCTGGATTTGGACATCTCGGATGTCATGGCAAAAGTAGAAGACAACGGCCTGGATGTAGACGGTTTCGTTGCTGGGTATGATATGAAGAATTCCCTGCGTAAACTCCGTGACGCTAACGGCAATCAGCTGTATGTACAGGACGTAGACCAGAATACACTCTATGCTCAGCCGATTGAATTCTGCCGTAATGGTGCCTGGGATGCTACGAAAGCCCGTGCAATCGCCGGCAACTGGAAGTATTCCATCATCGGCATCCGTGACCAGATTCAGTATGAAACACTCCGGGAAGCGACACTGACTACGATTACCATGGAGGACAGCAAGCCGTTATCCCTGGCAGAGAATGACATGGTGGCCATTAAAGCCACTATGCGTCTGGGCTTCCTGCCTGTAAAGGAAACAGCATTTGCCGTACTGGCACCAAAAACAACCACGTCTACAGCCGGTTAAGAAGGAGAGATAGCCTATGCGTGTGATTACTGCAGATGAGGCCGTCTCCCAGATTACGGAAGCCGTTGCAGTGACCTCTGCAACGGCAGCTCCAGCTGAACGACTGGCCCGGAAATTCGTGTACGATGTGCTGGATTATTGCAACCGGGGGGGTTTCCCGGAAGCGCTGGTATATGTAGCAGAGGAAATGGTGACACGCTGGCTGGAGGATAAGGAGAACGGCGGCCGGACACCGGTAAAGAGCATCGAACAGAATGACACCAAATATGAATTCGCAGTATCGGATACGACGGCTACAGGTAGCCCAATAGAGGATGATTTTAACAGCATCAAGCCGAAACTGAATCTGTATCGCCGTCCTATGAGCTTGTAAGAGGTGATAGGTATGACTATGCCCTGGAACCGATGCAAGGCCCTGTTATCGCAGTATATGTACACTGATACAGTGACAGTATACCGCCAGCAGTCCGTAGAGGATGCGGAGGGGGCCGATGATTATGACCTTGTGGCCGTGTATACGGATACCCCGTGTCATCTGACGCAATACGGGAAAGAACTGCAGAGCGGGCAGCTGGCACGGGAATTTTTCACAAGGACGGACCTGCGCATCTGTCTGGATCCTAAGTACGATATCCTGCCGAACGACATACTGACGATTACCCATGATGGGCAGACGTTCCAGCTCAATGCCGCAAAGGCCTTCAAGTATCCGACGCATCAGGAAATCAGCGTCCGAAGAGAGGAGGAAGCCTGATGGGAATGCATTTTGGTGGCTTCGACGCCCTCGATGAGCGATTAGCCAAAATCGAGGAACAGGGAGCTAGAAAGATGAACACGTTCGTCGCCCAGGAAGCAGAAGTAATCCGGGGGAAAGTTCAGGACAATACTCCTGTTGATACAGGCCGGCTGAAAGGTGGCTGGAAACGGTCCAGGGCGGTACAGGGCAAGGTGGAAATCTATAATAACGTCGAATATGCCGCTCATGTCGAATACGGACACCGGACCCGTGGCGGGAAAGGATTCGTAAAGGGGAGCAAAATGCTCCATCGTGGGATGCTGCAGGCGGAAAAGACGTTCCGGGATGATGCTGATACCATCATAAAGGCGGTGCTTGATGAATGATTACACTGCGTGAAATCAAAGCGGCCATCGTAAACGTACTGAAAACAAAATACCCGGAATGCAGGGTGCACTTCGATAATGTAGAAAAATCGGATGCGCCTTATTTTTATGTCGAACTGATGCCGACAGCGACAACAGTCGATGATGTATATAGTGACCGTCTGATCCAGGTGGATGTTACCTACATCCATCCGAAAGACGCCATGGGCCGGGTTAACCGCACAGCTGTCTATGATGTAGCGGATACCCTTGACAGGACAATCCGGCCGGTGCTGGCCATTATGGACCGGCACATCACTATTTTGGATGCAGAGATGACCGTCGTGGATGACATCCTGCATTATATTTTTAATCTTGATTTCCGTGACGCCTGGACCGATGAAGAAGCCGGCCGCGTCCAGTATGAACTGATGCAGTCGATGCAGTTGCAGGTGAACGGGACTGATCTGACAGAGGAGGAATAGACTATGCCAGCACAGGAACAGGAATTATTCGGTCTGCCGCAGGTACTGATTAATTTCCGTACGAAAGGCACGACAGCTATTAAACGGAGTGCCATGGGGATCGTTGCGATGATCCTCCACAATGAATCGAAAGATGAAATCCATAATTACACGATCCGGGACGTATCAGATATCCCGGAAACAGGCATTACCGATGAAAACGTAGACCTCATCAAGAAATGTCTGCTCGGGACGCCGCTCCGGGTCCTCGTATATACACTGCCCCTTTCGACTGTAGATGGAGCAACAAAGACACAGGCCAATGTCCTAAAGATGCTGGCCAATATCAAGACCGCCGCCACGAAAAAGGAGGACCAGAAATGAAAGTATACATTAACCCAGGGCACGACATCGACTATGACAGCGGCGCTGTACATACTGCCACGGATGGTACGGTAGACCTCAGAGAGTGTGATGTAGCGTTCAAAATAGGGACAAAGGTAAAAGAATATCTGGAAGCAGCTGGCTGTGAATGCCGGCTCCTGCAGTCTGACAATCTCTACTATGATAGTGACCACGACGACCGTCCGGTCGCTGTCTGCGCAGACGCTAACGAATGGGGCGCTGATATTTTTGTCAGCATCCACTGTAACGCTGCTTCGGGTACAGCTCGCGGCACAGAAGTGGAATGCTATAGCAGAATGAGTAACGGGGGCAATTTAGCTCAGTGCATCCAATCGCAAATCATCGACAGC